TCAAAGATGTCAAAGGTATCATCAACTACCACCACAGTATCAAACCCCGTGAGGGCATCGATACCAAAGATAAACTTAGGGCTAACTGTAAGGTTGCCTGAGATGCTCCTGTAGATAGGTGCTCTCGTTACTTTACCTTCGTTAAAGCGTACGTTCTTGGCACGTGTGTAAGCATTGATAGGCAGGCTGTATGGGTCGATGTCCGTAATGACACCAACAGACCCAAGCCCACGGATAGGGAGGTTTGTCATGGGCTAAGTCCTTCGATTTACTAAGGTTTTGAAGGCCACACAACGCTGTTAGGAAAGCCCTCTTGTTGAGGTAAGTTTAAAAGTGCATCTCTATAGGCAGACCATAGGGCTCGCTCATCGATACTAAGGGATGCCCAACGTAAGGCATTGCCAGCAACAACATCAACTTGCTCTACTAATAGTTTATCCCTTTTAGACCTAACGAGGTCTTCTGTCTGAATCCAGTTAGTACCATCCCACTTCGTGCCTATTTCAACAGTCTCTGGGTTTTCATGAAGTATTACAGAGAAAGGAGCATCAACTTCCCCGTACACATAGGCTGGACAGATCGCTACATTATTTCCATCTACTTGAACGTATTTTCTTAACATATTAATATCCTATCGTGTACCAGTGAACAGAAGAACCAGCAAAGCCAGCCTTCGCATATACAATCTGATTTACTGCTGTTTTTGAGACACCCTGTGCACCTCTTGTTGCTCCAGGATGGTTGCCATCATCACTCATAGCAACGACACTATAACTACTTGTACTTGAATAGCTAAATGGCAATGTGATAGACACAGTACCACCAGCGACACATGAGTTTTTACCCCATGCCATCTTGAGTGAGCCAATCTGGGCAGTCCCAGTACCTGTAGTCATGTTTAGTGTACCAGCGTCAATTGCGGCTTTAAGTTTCTGTGCTGACACAGTGCTTTCTGTCGTGTCCGTCCCAGATACCCATGTAGACGTAGCTTGGCTTGGTATGGTCTGTATGCCATTCAACTGTGTCTGTATGTTACTTGTGACACCATCGACATAATTAAGTTCAGCAGTAGATGCTGTAAGTCCATCAAGTATATTGAGGTCAGCAGTAGACGCTGTAAGACCATCTATCTTATTGATCTCTGTTGTAGACGCAGTAACACCATCCAGCTTATTTAGTTCGGCTGTAGATGCCGTTAGTCCTGCTGTTGTATTTAGTTCGGCTGTGGTAGCCGTTACGCCGTCCATTTTGTTTAGCTCTGTGTGCGTGGCTGTGATTGCTCCAGTGACGTTTGGTAACGTAGCTTTGATGGTAGACTTTAGAAGTCTGATGTGGTCATCAGCTTGCGCCAGGCCATCCGTTGAGGCTGGGTTTGAGGCGTTGAGGCTGTTGACGTATGTTCCTGTTTCGAGTGCCATAGTTCTGGGATCCTACTTATGTGTTTTCCTGGGGCCGACTGCGCTTTAAGAAGCCTGACAACAACAACAACAAGCCAAGGGTTTAGCTGCGTTTTTGAAATTGGATTCTAAAGTTAGGTACGGGGGGTCATTTTTTGACTAGGGAACCTAAATCGACATGCATTTCTATTGGTATTATCTATGGGCATCTGTAACCCACTGATATCATTGTATTTCTATGTAAACAGATTAGTAATCCGTTGACGACAAGGATAGCTCATTAGACATTAGAGAAATTTATCTGGATACATGCTCATTTCTTTGAACACAGAATACAGACACAGACCTATGTCACAACCTATGTCACACCTTAGTTAAACCTATGTATCTACCAACGTTTATCTTTGTGACACCAAGGGCAATCACTATGCGCTTCGACAGCAATGCTGCTCCTGTTAATACCAAAGTCTTTCAGCTCTGGATCAGACGCCATTCTAAGACGATCAGCAGACCTGTTTGCCATCACATGATACTCGTATGCTCCAAGCCATAGAACGATAGTCTTCAGTGTCCTCACTGTTACTCTAAGTACTAGCATTGGTCATATGTCTTTCTGTATGTATATATGTATTGATCATAGTGGTGGTAGTAGTCGTCATTATGTATTAACTCTTCAGTAAACTCATGTGTCTCAACAAACGGATCTCAACTCTTAGGAGTTCGACGTCTGTATCTTCGGGAGAGAACGACATATGAGTTTACAGAAGAGCTAACATCTGTGGTGTGCTATGACACTGGTGTTACTCTATTAGGGTGGACACAAGGTCGGGAGTAGTATAATGTACCTATCGAACCTACCATTTAGGACATTTTAGCCTCTAAAAGTGTAGGAACATGACGCACTTTAATCGGTGCTAGGGGCCTGGAGAGTACCGCAACTATGTGGTTTCCCAGGCCTCGTCTTTCATAACTAATTATTACCTAGTAACACTTCGATACCTACAACAATACCAATGTCTACTTCAGTGCTACTTACATATACACCAGGTGCAACAAACAGTGACTTATGTTTACTTAGCTGCTTACCTACTCTGGTGTACAATGTAGCTGGCCAAGAGACACCAGTGTACCCAGTGACAAGCCCTGTTTCTAAATAGACATTGTACCTACTACTGTACACGTATTGCATCCCAACGTAGCTACTCAGCCTATCTTCACTGTTAAGGTAAACACCAGAGATCAGTGTTTCACGTTGTACTCTGATGTGTGGGTGTATGGTGTTATAGTCGTTGTTAGGTAAGCCAAGGTGCATTGACATGGCTAGACCATAGAGCACAGTTATACCTGGTGGCATCAGTTCTGTGTATCTTTAGCTTGGGCAATAGTCTCCATGCGGTACATACCGTTGACTGCATCAGCCTCTAGTGACTTCACAATATCAATGAACTGCTTGTAGCTGATGTGTATCACCTGGTACTCGTTCAGCGTCTCTGCGTACTGGCGCATAAACACTGTGCCATCGTCTTCCAGGTAGATCTCAAGATCCTCATGTTGTGCACTGTCGTCAAGTGTAACGACCTTCATGTAGTCTTTCTCAATCTCTACTGTGAATGACATCTGTTTTACTGCCTTTATGTTTGTAGTAGTTTATTTGACCACCTCTGCGACCGCCGATCTTAGCAGCCTCGAACTGCTGCCAACCTGACATGTTCCCTCGTATTGCGTGGACTTTGCGCATCCGTTTGTTCTCTGTCGGTGCAAAGTGCTCATGGACTGCTAACAAGAACTCTTCTTTGTCATACTTCTTCATTTGTTATGTTTCCTTATGTTGTCTGTACTTGTAGAGGTGATGGACAGTGATGTTCCAAAGGCACAAAACTGTTAGCCGCGTAGTTCCTATCGGTGTTTTATCGGTCATAAAGAAAATCCTCTTTTTACCTCTCCTGTTGTACAGAGAAATACTAAGGCTTTGCTTTTTGCTTTTTATCAACATGGTGCTCTCTTCCTTATGTTGCTTCCAGGTAACAATCCCAACCAGGACTTTGTTTTATCTTGGTTGGGATTTCCTAGATTGTGCTTAGTTACTTACTCACAAGTTCTCAGACCCGTGTATGGATCGTGGTAACAAGCGCCACCTTCGTGCTCATCGACAAACGTATTGTCATCGACCACTTCAACAACTGGTGGTGCAGCAACCTCTTCAGATGATGCAGCGTTTAATATGCCAAAACGCTTTCCAGATGCCCTAAAGGTCGTGCAGCCGCTGGCATTTCCGTCATATGCTTGCATGTAGACGTCTTTGAACTGTTCCCAGGTAACTTCGTCACCAACGTTGCACGTCTTTGAACAGGCGCTGTCCACGTACTTAGATGCCAGGTTAAGTACTTTGACGTGGTCAAACACTGACAGTTCGTCTGCGGTCTTACCTTTGACACCAAAGTCACGGAAGCCGTAGTCCTCGATGCGTTCTACTCGTGGGCCATCAAACGTTTGAATAGTCCTGTCGTAGTAGTGGCTGAACACCGGCTCAATGCCGCTAGACACATTGTCTGCGGATAGACTGATTGTTCCAGTTGGTGCTACTGACAACAAATGACTGTTGCGTATACCGTGTTCACGGATGTCTGCTCGGATATCATCTGGCAGCGTCTTACAGAAGCCACTGTCTAACAT